TTATATTAATGATTTTAGATAACTGCGCCATGGCAGGAACGGATAAAGTTCTACCAGTTTTGCGAAGACTTCTATGCTCGGTTTTTTTCTACCAGCTTTGTAATCGCTGATAGTTGTTTTTTCTCTTCCGATCTGTTTACTTAGATCGGTTTGAGAACAAGGAATTAGCATTAGCATATCACTAAAACTAAGTCCTTCTCCTGTTGCTATTTTTTCAGCAAATGCTAAAGGAATACTTACTTGATAGAAGTCGTATACTTCTTCAAGTAAATTATCTATTATTTTTTTGATTTCTTCTACTGGATCTTGGAGATGCGGTGTTTCTACAACTTCACCATCTCCAAATCTCATTATCCCTCCTTTTATTTTGACAAATATAAAAACTGTTTGTTGATCTCTTGTAAAATAAACAGAGATAGCAGTATCTTTGTAGCTGTATAATTTATTATCTATATTATATTTTCCTAATATCTCTAATATAGCATTTGGATTTTTACTGAAGTACGCAGTTTTTAGCTCCTGCGTACTTTTACCAACTATTGTTATTGATCTCATGTCTTTTATATTTTTAAATAATTTTTCTTTTTTATTTAGCATAAAATCATCTCCTTTTTTTATTTTGCAGTTTTTTAAGAGAACTGCAAAACTCTTTTTTTTTTAAACTTCTTTTTCTTTTAGTGTACTGTACAGTTGACCTAAAACTATACCGTTGTCAAAGCATCCTTGTTTGAACGCTTCTAATTTTTTTAAAATCATCTCTTTTTTTCTATATTTATACTCAATCGAAAGTTCAAAATCATTTTCGATTTTTTCTTTGTTTTCTTCATATATTTTTTCGATTTTCTGAATCTCTTTTTCAGCTTCTGTTATTTCTTTGAAATTGTTTATAAAAAAAGTTGAGTCATCATTTTCAAGTAAATTTTTTATTTTTTCTATTTTTTTGTTTATACTATTTGTGTAATCTTTTTCCGGATTTTCTGCATTCTTTTTTGCTATTACTTCTTCTTTAACTTCTTCTAATTTGTTTATTATTTTCTCCATCTCCTTTTTAATATCTTCAGCCCACTTTATTTGTTTTGCTGTTCCTTTCATTTTTGATTTCCCCTTTCTTTTTTTTTATTTTTTTGTTTTCTTGATTATATTATACGCTAAAAGCGTACTTTTATGCAATACTTTTTTTAAAAAATTTTTTATTTTTTTTGCATTGAACTACTCCCACTTTCGCTTCGCTTAGAAGTGGGAGATTCCTACGAACTTCGCTCTACCGAGCGAATATTTAGTAGGCTATCCCCGTTGTTCCAACGGTTAATCGCAAGGCTTCCTTGCGAAGAATAAAAAAAGAGGTAGCCAAATGCTACCTCTCAAAAGTCATTATAGTTGCTTCAAATCCTGCTTGTTTTAATCTATCAACTTGTCTTTCAGCGTTTTCTCTACTACTGAAAGAACCTGCCATAACTCTGTATAATATGTTAGAATTATCTATTTGTTGTACTTGCTGTGTTTGTACAGTTTTCTCTCTATATTGAACTCCTATCTGCTCTAATATAGCTGTTGTTATAGCTTTTACTATTTCATCTTTTTTAGTATCAAATAACTTATTATCTTGAGAGTTATCTATAAATCCAATTTCTATCAAAACAGCAGGCATTTTTGTTTGTCTTAATACATGAAAATTAGCTGTTTTAATCCCTCTATTTCTAAATCCTACTCCAACTAACTTCTCCTGTACTCTGTTTGCCAATTGTCTTGATTGTTGACTTGCATTTGTGAATACAAATGTTTCTACACCCTGTGCTTGTTCAGGCTTAAAAGCATTTCTGTGAATAGATATGAAGTAATTTGAGTTGCTTCTGTTTGCTAGGTCTGTTCTTTGTGCAAGTGTTAAAGTAGTATCTGTTGTTCTACTTTCTATTACTTGCACGTTATGTCTTTTCAGCTCTTCAGCAACTGCTCTTGTAATTTGTAATACATCGTTTTTTTCTAGCCTTCCTTTGTAAGTCGCACCCGGATCGGTTCCCCCATGTCCTGCGTCTAAGAAAATTTTCACAATATCTCCTCCTTATTTATTTTATTGTTTTTTTCTTTTACTTTTAACAACGTATTTCTAATAAAATCCGGCAAAGGCAAACCTAATGAGTCTAAGTTTTCGCATATACTTATTCCTTCGTTACTTATGTAAAAATATGTTGTTGCTGTTCTAAAAAGCGGTACTTCCATTCCAGACACAAGATCTAGTTGATGTGCTAATATAAGTGCTATAAATATAGCTATTTTTTTATTAAGACCTTTGAAGCCGATACTACTAGATAGTTCTTGCTGTCTGTATGCTTTCATAATTCCCGTAACATAATCACATATCATTAATATCGCTAATATTTGTACTGTTGTATCCCATCTCCCTATCAAGTATGTTAATATGCTTCCTACTCCTGATGTAATAGCATTGATTATGTCTTTTTTATCCATTTGCACCCTCCCTTATTTATTACTCTGTTTCTTTTATTTTGTTTTCTAACTCTTCTACTCTCGCCATTAACTTTTGCACTGCACTCCACAAAATAGAGACAGTGTTATACGTGTCTATTGCTTCATCGTCAAATAAGATTTCCTTGGGACAACCATTTTCTATTACAAAACCATATTTTTTTCTATCAATTCCATTTTCAAATTCATCTTTTAAATTATACTTGAATAATTTAGCGTCTTTTACAATTTTTTCAGTATCTATATCTAATTCTTCAACGTTCGTTTTCCACTTTATAGACGAACCCGTCGGGAATGACGATGCCCTTATAGGTCTGTATGTTATAGTACCACCCGCATTCCAACCATTTCTATTAGTTACTCTTACCTCACCCGTATCTGCCACACCAATATAAAGCCCACTCGAAGCATTATTGGATACAATCCCATTAGTACGTAAGGCAGTACTTTCTAGTGCCAAATTAGCACTTCCAGCACCATTTCTATAATACCTATCATCCAAACTCTCTCCATTCCACGCAAAACCGTTCGGTGAGTTGACAACACCATTATGAAATACGAAATAATTTGTCCCAGAATAGAACCTTAATGTTCCATCTGCGTCCAATGCTTGAATACCTGCCCTAAAAACACCGTTACTGGTACCCGATAGTAACCAAGTTGCAGAAGCACCAGTTCCCATCACTGCATTAAATGCACCAGTTGAAGTTCCGTTTGTGGACCCCCAAGACGATGAACGTCCTGTTGATTGAACAAAGTTTGCATTTAATAGAGAATTATGAGTATGATTTCCGACGGCAACAGTAGATGAGGTAGTCCCAAGCGGTATTCTGTTTATATTTAATCTGCCAGATGTAATTCTACTAGCGTCTATATTCGCATTATTTATAGAACCATTTACATTAATATTACCATTAAAATAACTTTCTCCCTGTACATCCAAGGAGCCTTGTTGCCATATTTTACCCACGCCAATTCCAGTCTTGCTAATACTCAACGCCATTTCACCAGTCGACAAAATAGCATATGATATTGTTGTATTGAATTTATCTATTATTTCAAGTCTAAAATCATATGCTTTGTCGATATCATAACCAGTTAAAATGTTTGTCCCAGTCAGGTCTGTTGTTATCGTTTGGTCTACTCTTGTACTCCAAGTTGTGGTCCCTCTCTGCCTAGAAAGTATCCTGTAATTTAATGTGTTTTTGTTATTTAACCAAGATACAGTTGCACTCCTAGTTACCAAAGCGTGGTTACCTAACGGGTTTGGTGTTCCGTCAGCATTACATCTCTGCACGCTAAACGTTTGTATAAAAGGTGTCGAATAAGGTAATACGTTTATGCTTACACTTTTAGTAGAGGTTCTACCCCTGCTATCTGTAACGGTGCCTGTTATCGTAACAGCACCACTACTTGTGATAATATTACTCGTAGCAGTTTGACTGTTATAACTCACGCCATCGACTGTAATTCTATAACTAGTTATAGTTGAAAATTTCGAACCAGTTGCACCTGTTATAGCTAAATTAAGTCTTGATAAATTTTGTACATATCCACCTATTTCAGTTGCAACAACACTTACATTCTCACTATGCGTTATAGTATTAAACGTCGGTACTATTGAACTCGCCACTGTTGCGGTCCTACTTTGTGAAACTGTATCCCCAATTTTAGTACTACCGCTAAACGTTGTAACAAATAGTGTTACGGTTGCAGTTGTAGAGTTTGGTATTAACCGATAAATAGCGTCTTGTTCGGCAGTAGATAGATTTACAGTAGTACTAGCACCAATCCCAGTTCTTGTTGCAATAGTCGTATTTCCAACCTTAAACTCCAAAGTGTGTGTGAATGATGTTGAGTGTCTATTCAACGAAATTGGAATACTATCCCCTATTGTGAAGTTGTTGTAAGTGGTTATTGTACTCGCCCTCGGTATCGGCTGTAGGGTAAAATTTTGATTTGCTATTGATACTGTTCCATAATACGTTCCCGATAAAGTTACATTCAAATCAACATTACCGCTTATACCAAAAGTTCTCGTTCCGTCTGCGTTATGCGATATTGTTCTACTTGCAGTAAACAACAACTTTTTTTGATTACCGCTCAAGCTGATATTTGCACTACTAGTTGAATAAGTGGTACCATCTATTGTTATCCTTACTGTTTTTCCAACACTAGAGTTTATCGTATAACTGCTCCCGCGACTTATTAAGAAAAAGTTAGCTGTGATTGTACTAGTGTTATTTGTTATATTTTGATTAGCAGACCACTCTATTTGTATAGAGTAGCCTGTTCCGAAATTATTTGTTAGCGTTCCACTTAAAACTGACATTAATTACCACCTACCCATTTAAAGAAAGTCATATCATCATTGTATTTTTCTATAATGTGAGAACCTATCACAGCTGAATTTAGCACATGAAGTGATTTGATATACATTTTTTGCCCATTCACATATGCAGCAACTTGCCCGTTATCTAAAAAACTCATCTGTTCATTTGAAATACTTATTTGCAACGGACTTGTTGATTTACCTATTGTAAGTCCTTGTTGACTAAAATTAAAATAAGATTTTACATTACTCAAATCACCCTCAACGTCGCTCAATTTCCCTGTCATTTGACTAAATTCTAAATTAAGACTTTGTGCAGTTGATTTTATTTCAGACCTGTACGCAGTTGTCAAGTCATCTCTTAAATCTATTAACTGAGAACTTACTGTTCCAATTATAGCGTCAGAGGTTTGCGATATCTCACTTTGCATATTAGTAACTACCTCGGATGCTGTTATGTTTGTGTGCTCTATTGCATCTTTAAACTGAGTATCTGTATAAGTCCTTACCGCTTGAATTTCTTCATCTACATCTTCAGGAGCAGGAGTCCAATCTGTTGCTTTGTTGCCTTTTTCAAATTTTATATCAGTAATATAAATATCAAATGGTTTACGAGGTTCTCCACCTATCATTACATTAAAACTATCCTTATCCAAATCAGTAGATGTAAATGAGAAAGTATATCGTTTTGGCTCATTAGTAAGTGGAAACTCAGATCTAGGTTGTGGATTATTTCCATCTGCTCCTACTTGATGAAATAAAACTCTTGCACCACCTTCATATAAATCTGTTTTAAATGCTGTAAATGATATTGTAAACGGAGTATTTTTTTCAAAATACCTTACAGTTTGTTGTATGCCTCTCCAATCTGCTGTATCATTTTGAGTAAGATGCACCCAATATTTACCGTTAATTTCAACAATTTCTCTTTGACAAGTACCCCAATTTGCCCAACGTGTTAAATCACCAGTTTGAAAATTACTATTCCTTAATAAATTCCTCCCACCAATCTCAATCCCATCAACTCTTGCATCAGCATGAGCTTTAGCCTCAGCTATGCCAGCATTAAAAGTTTCGGAAGTTACTCTTTGAGTTATTGCTATGTTTGAACTAATATCAAGAGAGCTTCCAACATTACTTGATAGTTTATCCACTGATATACTTCTTGCTTGTATTCTATCAGCACTAATGAACCCCGACGTTATTTTAGCTGCGTCCAAGTTTGCTATTTTTGCGTTTGTAATAGCTCCATCAGCTATTATTGCGCTTCCTGCAGTGATTGTATTTGAGGCTATATTATTAGCAGTGATTGTATTTGAGGCTATTTTACCACCTGTTATAGTGCCTGCTACAATTTTATCACCTGTTATAGCGTTAGCTGAAATATGTGTATTTTTTATAGTGTCGGCAGGTATTTTATTTTCTGTTATAGAATTATCTGCTATTTTATCACTTGTAATAGCACCTGTTGAAATTTGTTCGTCTGTGTGTAATTTCCATTCGCTTGCTATACTACCTCGCTGTAACATAGGCTTTGCTATCCAAATTATACCATTTTTTACTAAATGAAATCTTACTCTTACTTTTGTTGTTCCTGCAGGGGCTGTACCACTCACATGAAATCTTTGCCAAACATTATTATTTGCAGGTAATATTGATGCACCAGTTTTAGCAATTCTTGAATTATCATTATTATACCATTCTAATTCAACTGCTGCCCCAGCGTCTATTGAGCTTTTATTAGTTGTATATGAATATACACTTGCTACAAATCTTCGCCCTTCTGTTGCAGGTATAAATTCACTAAATAATCCATACCATTTATTTGTAGTTTCTCCTGTAACTTCCGACTTCATTGTTACAGTATTGTCGTATAAAAAACTTGTATCTCTAACCCACTTATTAGCGCTAATCGTCCAGTATGAAGTATTGTTTATAAAATTTGTATTATGAATTAAATTATCTCCGTCTATTGTTAAAGCCCCCGCAACTATATTGTCGGCTTTTAAATTTATTACATTTACTCGACTTGCATCTATTGTACCTGATGTTATTTTGTTTGCTGTAAGACTAACAATTTTTGCGTCTGTTATTGAGCCGTCGGCTATTTGAGCTGTTCCTACAGCACCCGATTCTATTAAAGCAGTTGTAATTGCACCCGTAGTTATTTTTGCAGTTGTTATACTTGCATTTGCTATTTTTGCAGTATCAATTGACCCATTAGCTATTTTAGCATTTGTAATTGCACTATCTTTTATATTAGCTGTATCAATTGTAGCATTTGCTATTTTAGCACCTTGTATTGTAGCGTTTGCAATTTTTGCATTAGTTATCGCACTATTTGCTATTTTAGCGTTGGTAATACTACCATCTTCTATTTTCGCACTTGTTATTTGACCATCCCCTATTTTTGCAGTTGTCACTGCCAAATCGTCTATCATAGTAGTTGTTACTCTTAAGTTATCTATCCTTGCGTTTGTTGCTTGTATGTCTGCAACATTTGCTTTGTTTACTTGTAAATTATTAATTTGAGCATTAACAGCAGTTAAATCTGATACATTTGCCTTGTTTACTTCCAAGTTGTCAATTCTAGCACTCGCAGTGTTTAAGTCAGCTATATCTGCTTTTGTTGCTATTAGATTTTCAATTATGCCTTCGTTCGCTATGATTTTCGATTCAACGACTTGTAACTTTGAATTGTTTTGTTCTATTTCTTCTCTAATCTTGTGAGTCAGATCTGCGAATGTCTGAATTAAGTTGCTTAAAACTACTCTTGTATTACGTCTTCGAATTGGGTTATATTCAATTTCTACGATTCTAGCGTTGACATCTATGTCTAAGTCTTCGTCTATGACTCTAATCTCGTCACCTAGTTCAAACTTTTCTATATCTTTAAATTCGTCTATTTCGCTGAGATCTAAAAGATCTACCTCGTAAGTAATATACGGGTTTCCTAGTGTATCTCTTTGTATGTTGTCTACTAGCTTTTTTATACCTTTCAGATTTTTAGAGAGTCTGAATTGAAGTCCGTCATTTCTGCCTATTTTCTTTAAAAAATATATATTGTATTTATCATAATTAATTTCTGCGTCAAATCTTTTAGCCAAATGATGTAGTAATTCTCTTTTGTTTTTTTCTGTTGTTATATTAATATCTATTCTTTTCGTTACGTCTGTACATACTAAGTTGAACTCTGTGTCTTTCAGTAGTTCAGTAACTAAAGCTTGTGCTGTTGCATTTGTAAATATAAATTGAGGCACTATATAGTCAATCAATTTGTAGCTTACTTGTTCACATAAAACATGTATAAAAAGTTTGTTTTCTGAAGTTCTTTCTTTCTCGTATTTTGCTATTTGAAAAAATTGATTATCAACTTCTATGTAGTTATTGTGATGTATATATTCTGTTTTAAGTTCTTCAAGTATAGTAGTAAATTCAAATATATATTCTCCGTTGATTTGCTTTTTTATTTTTGCTGTTACAAAATTATCGAGTATAACTAACGTCTTTCCTTGTGAATTGAAAATTTTTGCGTAGTTCAATTAGCATCACCTTCTTATCCTTATAAGTACATTTCTCTGTACTTTATAACAGTTTCCCCCCCAGAAACTGTAACCTGGTTATTACCGAGCGATAATTTTGGGAAATTTCCTATAAAATCTAACATTTTGTTTGTTTTTTTATTATTGTTTATCGTATAACAGATCATCTTATCTGTATCTACGTAAGTTTTTTGATCAATATTTGTAACAGTGAATGATTTTCCATTTACATTTATTGTTGTTCTTGGACTTAAATTCAGCTCTGCTATAAATCCTACTTCTTGTGTTCCGTTGTTTTGTATACTTCCTATTCCGCTGATGTTAGCTATTTTAAATTCTGAATATGCAAAAGGCTCACAAACGAAATCGACAGTGAATATATCTATTGCAACGTCTATTGTTAAATCTATTTCTTTATCTATTCTTGCTTTGTAGAACTTATTAGGTTCATCATCAAATTTAAGTTCTCCTTTTCCGCTCAACCATTTTGCTACATGCCTTCCAATTTCACGCCTTTGATAGATATCTTTATGTTTTAAAAAACAGGTAACGGATATAACTCTATCGTTATACCCGTTTTCGAACTTATAACTTCCATCCTTACCTAAAATAATTTCCTCAGAAACTCTCAAGGAAGGTTTTAAATTTCTGTTATCTGTACGTGCTGTTATATTATAGTAACTTGAATGTACTCCGTTAAAAACAAATCCTACCAAGCTCCAACCCCCCTCAATCTATTATTGCTCATAGAATGTAGTTTTCTAGCGATTAGTTCAATATCGTTATCGTTTCTGACTGTCATATTTTGAATAGTTATGATTGGGCTTTGTAATAAGTTAGAATCCGCTTGTTTGATTTGACTGCTAATACCTTTTGCTATTTCACTGAAAATCTTTCTATTTAGCGGTAACACTGCTTCCTCATCTGCTCCTTCTCCTATCATCGCAAGAGTTGGACCTATAGCTTTTCCTCCTTTAGCAAGCATAGGAATGCGTGGAATATTTAATCCAAAAGATTTTCCACCAAGTCCAGGTATCCAGTTTGGGATGTCAAATTTTACTCTGTTAAGCCCGTTTATCATTCCGTTCATTGCAGATATTATCTTATTTATAATGCTTTTAATTCCTGAATACATTCCGTTCCAAACGCTTATCACAGCACCTTTCATAGCTGCTGCTTTAGCTACTATAGTATCCCAGTTTTTCCAAAGTGCTACCCCGATTGCTATTAATCCTCCTATTACTCCGATTGTAATTGAGACAGGTGCTGAAATCCCTGCAATAACCGGACCTAAAATGAGTGCTGCTGCTTTTAGTTGTCCAAATAAAGTTATAGCTTTCCCTACTACGATTAAAAGAGGTCCTATTGCTGCTACTACTAGTGCTATTTTAAGTATGAGCTCTTTTGTGCTATCGTCTAAATTCGCAAACCAATCCACCCAAACGATTATCTTGTCAACTACTTTAGAAATTATAGGTATTAATGTTTCGCCGAGCTGTATTGCAATACCTTCTAGCGCACTTTTTAGCTTTGTCAATTGCCCTTGAAGATTGTTTTGCATTGTATCGGCCATTTTTTTAGCTTCGCCTGTGTAATTTGAAGTTGCTTGAATTAGTTTCTTATAATCTTCATCCGTAGCATTAATAATTGCCAACATGCCCGACATTGCTTCTTGCCCAAAGATTGTTGCTGCGTATTGTGCTTGTTGTTCTGCTGTTAAGTTGCTAAACTTTCCTCTTAGTTGTTCGATAATGTCTCTAAAAGGTAACATATTACCTTCTGCATCTGTTATCTCTAGCCCAAGCTCATGCATTAATTTACTAGCTTGTGCAGTCGGCTTTGTTAATCTTGTTATAGCACTCCTTAAAGTTGTACCTGCTTGCGATCCTTTTATACCAGCATTTGCCATGAGACCTAGCGCAAGGGATACATCTTCAACTTTGTATCCTAAAGCACCTGCAACTGGTGCTACATACTTAAATGATTCTCCTAACATTTCTACGTTTGTATTTGCTTTACTCGATACACTTGCCAATAGATCAGCAAATTTACTTGTTTTGTCGGCACTCATTCCGAATGCTGTCATTGCATCAGATACAATATCTGCCGTTGTTGCTAAATCTGCTCCACTTGCTGCTGCTAAATCAAGAAGTCCCGGCATAGCTGCTATAATCTGATTAGTATCATATCCAGCCATTCCTAAATATGTCATTGCTTCAGCAGATTGTTTAGCAGAAAACATCGTTGTTGCTCCTAATTTTTTAGCAGTTTCTTGAAGATGTTTGAAGTCTTGTCCTGTTGCACCAGTTATTGCTTGAACTTTTGACATACTGCTTTCAAAATCAGCGCTTGTCTTAACCACTGCGGCACCTACTCCTAGAATTGGTAAAGTTAGACGTGTAGTCATTGTTTTTCCTGCGTTCTGTAAAGTCTGCCCTATATAACTTATTTCTCTAGTAGCTTTTTTCATTTGTTTTTCAAACGAACTAAGATCTGCACCTATTTTTACTAATAAACTCATTTTTCCACCTCCTTTAACTTAAGCGAATATTTGTTTCAGTTCTGATAAATGTTCTTTTTTAGTATCTGAGTCTATTTCATTTACATTGCTTTTCTTGAATACCTTATATTTTTTTCCTGTTCTTGCATTTACATATCCAACTTGAGCGGCCACGGCATATGCTTCAATGTTATTTTCAAAACGTTCAATAGCTCCTTCAAGTGTTAATTGTATTTCTCTATAAGTCATATCGTAAAATTCAAAAACGGATATGCTTAAGTAGTTTAGAGCCATTTTAAGCATATCCGTTTCTGTTATGTTGTAATTATCACTTACTTTTTTTTTGAGTTGTTTGGTAATGCTAGTTCTATAGCTTCTGATAGTTTCTCAACTATATAGTCTAGTCCGTGTTTTTCTATTCCTTCATCCATTATGTTGCCGGTTTTTTCTAGTGTAAGTTCTTTATCTTCCCAAATTAAACCACAATAAAACAAAACTCTTAATTCATTAAATTCTGTATATTCAGTCAGACTTGTTAAAGGCTTTCCTAACATATCTCTAATTTGACAAAATGCATTCACTCCAAATCTCAAATTTCTCATTTTATCTAATTCTATTGCAACACATTTTTTCATAGTATCTCTACTCCTTTACAATTGGTCCTGTTCCTTGTAGTGTTAATGAATAAGTAACATTGTCATCATACGGCATTTCTAGAGGAAAATCAGTTATTATACAAGTACCTTTATATTTTGAGCCAGTTGAAGTTAAAATCTCAACTTCAACTGTGTCTCCTTGTATAAATGCTGTTTCAAGATCAAGATAAGCCGCATCATCTTCTACTAGAAGTCCATCTGCAGATATAGACCATTCTTTGAGTGATGCTTCATTTTCTTTCCACCCTTCGCTTAATTTTGTTGTAGTATCTATTACTGATGCGCTTCTATTTAGAGTCGCACCTCTTTGTCCGCCTAAAACTTTTGATCCTATTTTGATTATAAAATCTATTCCTTTAGCCATTTTGTACCTCCCACGCTCTATATATAATTTGTATTGTTCCGTGTAGAAGTTCTATTGTTTCTCTTTCTACACTCATAAATTCAGTAGTTTTGTATTCATATATATAATTTTCTATTTGAAAATCCTTGACTAATGCCTTTTCTATAAGTCCTAATAGTTTTTTAGTTTGCAAACTACCTCTTTTATCACACCAGATATGTATTGTTGTTGTTATTTCTTTTCCTTTTGCTGTTTTTGTGTTATAGTCTATAGATCTGTCTTCCCCAATTACAATATAAGGGAGTTTTGCATCTTCTGGAATGTAATCGTAAGTATTTGCAATATTTTTTATTTCTTCAATGTTAAGCATTTCAAATATTTTTCTTTGCAAATTATATAACATCAATTTTATCAACTACTTTCTTAATCTCGCTAAGATAAACATTTTCATAACTTCTATGTGCAGGTGTCATGAAAAGTCTTGGATTCACTCTCCCAGTGCTTTTACCGCTTTTATGTCTTCTTTGTTTTGTTCCATATTCTAACAAATGCCTATGAGCACCCTTTTTTCCTCGTGGAAACACTGTAGCCGAAGGACCTTTTTTTCTAAAATACTTTGGCTTTATTGAACTTTTAAGGTTACCTGTTTTAACTGGAACTAGACTTTTTGCTTTGCTAGCTATCCCCTTTGCTGTTTTCTTGACAATAGAATCTATTTCTATTTCTTTTTCTTTGCTATATAGAGCCATTTTTTTTAATGTTTTTTCTAGATTTTTAACTTCAACAGTAATACTCATTATATTCTCTCCGTGCAGAATATTTCTAAATATTTGTTTTCTTCGTCGATATTTATTATATAATCAATATCCAATCTTCGATCTGCGTACTTTATAATTTGAGATTTATCTACATCTTTTCTATATCTGATTGTCACTTTATGCGTTACTTCTGCTTGCGCTTGTTGTGCTTGGAAAAATTCTCTACCTCTTAGAGGTTCTATAGCAGCCCAGACTGTTGCTACTTCTTCCCAGCCTTCTTCTATTTTCCAATCATCAAAATAACCACCTGCTCCATCGGGTATGCCTTTAAATTTCATTATCTTAATCCGTTTATTCATTTGGCTAAACATGTTAATCATCCTCTATTTTTATATTGCTTTCGTAGCAATATTTGAGTTGTGTTAATATAGCATCTATGCTAAATGATAATTTGCTTGATTTATCTGTGTTTATTTCTCTATTTTCATACCAATGTGAAACTAATATTTTTACTGCAAGTTTTGCAAGCTCATTAGAATCATCAAATTCTATGCCTGTTGCATTTTTTATATAATTTTCTGCTGCTATTATTAAGCTGTAAATTAACTGATTGTCATATTCATGATCTATTTTAAGAAAATCTTTAACTTCATCAACTGTTAATATCACAATTATTCACCACCTTAAAAATAATAGGTGGGATAATCCACCTATTAAGATAATGCAATCTCTCCGTATACATATGCTTCTGCGTCTTTGATTTTAACATCTTCTCTTTCTATTGCTCTGAATAGGGTAATATCTGTTAAGTATGCATCACCTGCTACGTCAGATGCAGCTATTGTTATTCCTTCTCTTTCAAACATTACTACGGCTTCTTTTAAGTCTCCTATAATCATAGGTGCTTTACCTTCATTCGTTGGTAAATCTTTATTTGAAACCATTACAACTGGAACTCCAAATAATTGTTTTCCAGTTGGTGCTGATACTGAAGGTTGTAATAAATAATTTCCATCTTCATCTTTTAATTTATCTAACCAGTTAAATCCGTCTTGGTTTGTAACGATTAATGATGTATATCTAAACGCTGGATCAAGTTGAACATTAAGAATATCTTTTATATCGTCTGTACTAGCAATAGCTGTTTTTGATTTAGTTCCAAGTGCAGCTAATATAAGTTTATTCCTTGTAACTCTTGATTCGTCTCCTATCCATCTCACTAATAAGTTTTGTATAGCTTCGTCGCTATCTTTCAGTAATTCATTTGTCACTTTCATGAAACCTGCGTATTTTTTAACAGCATACGGTAATCTTGTAAACTGAGGTGTTGTCTTTTCAGGAATATCTCCACCTTCTGACACTTCAACAAATCCTGTTTGTTGTGCTCTAGTTTTGAATGTTCTTTCGCCAGTCGGCGCTGTTACTTTTTCGACTGTAATTAAGTTTTGTAATGCATCTTTTGATGTTCTAAACTCATTTACTTTAGTTTGGATGTCTTCCGGAACTGTATAACCTCCGTCTTGATTACTTCCTACACTCATTGCATTTCTAAATCTGTTTCTTGCTGCATTAATAAATTCCTTAACATGATCTTTTACTTCTGTTATTTGATTCATAGGAATTACACCTCCAGTATCTTCTTTCATTTGATTTTCCATTTCTTCTAATGCGGTTATTTTAGCTTTTAAAGCCTTAATTTCTTCTGTTTTTGCGTTAATTTCATCTGATGTAACATTTTCTTTTTCTAACAAAGCTTTTGCTTGCGTTTGTGTTTCTTCAAGTTTTGCATATACCTCTCTTAATTCTTTAGTCATTTTTCATTCCTCCTTGTTTCTAAAAATAAAATAGACTTAGATAATTCATTTTTTAGATTTTCTTTATCAACTATTGCTAAGTCTTGTTTTTGTTCTGTTTTTTCTTCTTTTATTAAATTTCTAGGTATATTTTTATACATCTTTGTAAAATTCTTATCGATACTTGCAGCTATTTCCTTCTTTTCTTCAACCTCATCAATTAAACCGTAATTTAGAGCTTCTTCTGCTGTTAGCCACGTTTCAGCATTCATAAGCTCAATTAATTTTTCTCTGTCAAGATTAGATTTTCCTTGATATGCTGCTATAAGACTTTCTCTTATCTTATCTAAGTCATCTGCAAGTTTTCTAAAATCATTTGCATTGCCCATGGCAACAGTCCAAGGGTTGTGTATCATCATCATTGCATTTTGTGGCATTATAACTGTATCTCCAGCCATTGCTATTATTGAAGCTATGCTTGCCGCTAATCCATCTACGTGTACTACTTTCTTAGATTTGTGCCTTTTTAATATTGAGTAAATTGTTTGACCTGCAAAAACATCTCCACCTGGACTGTTGATGTAGATATTCAGAACGTCAATTTCTCCTAAAGAGTCCAACTCATCTTTAAATTGCTTTGGAATTACTTCGTCACCCCACCAGCTTTCATCTGATATTGGCCCATAAATAAAAAGTTCACCTTCATTATTCTGAACTTTGTTCAGATTCCAAAAATTTTTCATCTTTTCCACCCCCTTTCTTATATTGCTCTCCTGCCATTTCTACAGGTATCATATTTCCATTTACAAGCAATTTGTCGCCACCTTCAAACGGTTCTTTTTCTTCCATTGCTCTAGCTTCATTTGGAGTAATAAAACCACTTTGTATACCTACTCTGTATGCTTCATATCTTGTCTTAATGTCGCTTCTTAGTATTGCGTCTACGTTGAATTTTACGTAGTATCCTTGCTCTATTTCTCTTTGAAGGAATAGTTTATATGTGAGTTCTTGCTCGTACATTGTTAAAATTGGGAGCAAGGTATCAACATAGAATTCTCTTTGTTGCTCAACTATGTTTGTGTGTGTTGCTCTATCAAGGTCATTTAGCTGATGATTTTTTATTCCAAATGCTGTTGCTATCTGTTTGATTGTCAATTGTGTATTTTCAATGAATTGAGCATCAGCCATAGTCAAGCTAATAGGTTCAAACCTATAACCTATAGGTAATAGTGCAACTTTATTTGCGTTTTTAAGTCCATTTGCCATTTGTTCAAATTTCTCTCTAAACTTTCTTTCAGCTTCTAGATTTAAGTCTCCAATGTAGTGGACTATACCTTTTACTTGCATACCATTTTTGAATGAGTTGTTTAAAAACTCTGTTGAACTACCTGCATTTTCAATAAGCATTTTTAGATATTCGATAGGACTTATACCTACTATTCCATCATAGGTAAATCCTTTGAAATGCAGCATTTCATCAGGCATAACTTTATATTGATTGCCTAAATTATCTGTTACAACATAATAAATCTTATTCTGACTATTTATTACGCCTTTTTCATCAACATACATTTGAACTTTTGTTGTATCTATAGGATATAACCCTATTATTTTCCCTGCGTTTTTACCACGTTTAGCGTATTCTACCCAAACATAAGCATTTCCATATATATTCCTTTGTGTTTCGACACATTTCCAAAAGTCTATAGCACTCATATAAGGATTTGGTCGAAGTTTAAGTAAAGGATATATATAATGATCTTTTGCTTTTCTTATTCCTTCATTTTCTTGATAAACTTTTAAAGGTAGTTTTGCTATAGAATCGCTTAAAATTTTAACACAAGCATAAACTGTAGCCTGCTTTAATGCATTTTTACCTTTTAAATCGTTTGTTTCTATTCCTAGCCATTCTAAAAGCGCAGGATTGTCAATGTTTACTACTTCGTTCTTAGTTTTAAACAAGTTTTTAAATCTGTTCCAAAACTCCATACTTTCACCTCCTTTAACTCCATAATTGAGTTAAAAACTCAATGTCTGCATATTTATTTATATCTACACTATCATTCTTTAGATATAGTTGAGTGTAACTGAATATGCTTGCAACTACTAAGTCTATTCTCGTTTTGTTCTGATTCTCTTTCGCTAAGAGAATATCATCTGTTGTTCTTCCTTTAATCGTTGTTGTGTTGCTCATACACCAGTCTAAAAGTTTGTTTTTAGCATATTTGATTTTACCTGTGTAGACATCGTCTCTAAACTGTTTTATGGGTGGAGATAGGTTGCTATATGTTTGTTTTAACAAAATTACTTCATAATCATTTGATAGACTTTCCATCATCTGCATAGCATTGTATGGATCTGATACAATGCATTTTATTTTGCAATTGTATTTGTTTTCTATGTTTCTGATGTATTCCTCAACTTGTGTGTAATTCACTATCATTCCTTTTGTTATTGTGCAGTATCCTTGCCTTGCTGCTTCTCTATAATCAAATTTTTCACGTCTATTTGCTAAACTGCCGTCTGGTAAAAAACCGTGAGATATTAAATAATATATTCCATTTTCTTTATACATTATTGAAACTGCTGTAAGGTCTGTAGTTAAAGATAAGTCAACTCCAACTACAACCTCTTTTCCTTCAAGGTCTATACTCTCAACCTCACATTTTTTCCAATATAAAAAGTCAATATATTTTTTTTCATGTGTGCTATCAACAAATACATTCATATGTTTTGTAAGAAACTCAACTCTTTCAGAAGGTTTTTCAAGTGCAGCTTTTCTGTTATCTATTATTTCGTTGTAGTTTTCCTCTATTCTCAAAGGATTAGCTTGATATAGCCCTATATCGTCCCATAAGTGCTCTTCTTCTGCAAAATAAAGTAATGCAAACATTCTATCATCATCTATAACGCCACTATAAACCTTCTTAATGTAGTCTAATTCCTCAAGCATTATACTGTCTTTAATAGCATAAGCTGTTGTCAATTTAAACCTTAAAGGATTTTTTACTGACAATTGTCCTGACTTCATAGCATTTATATTTGAGTAATCTCTAAATGCTCCAACCTCATCAGCTATAAATGCAGATGGTCTAATTGCATTATTTCTACTTGCTTCTGCTGTTCTTGCTTGATAGAAACTATTTGTAAGTTTACATACTATTTTCCCGCTTAGTGTATTAGAGATTTTAAAATACTTTTCTATTGCTGGACTTGCTTGTATAATCTGTATCATTGCCTTTTTAACTTCTCCTGCAAGCTCTCTATCAAGACATATCGAATAAAATTCAGAATAATTATCTTCGGTTAGCATAAGAATTATAATAATTAACGCACATATAAATGTCTTTGCATTTTTTCTCGGAATAAATAATGTTACATCTCTGTATCTATATTTTTTCTTATCACTTTTAAATCTCCAGCCGAAAATATTGCATAAAAAAAAGGCTTGAAAATCCCATAAGCCTTCTAATATTGGTTTCCCTACTACTCCTAATCCAGTCGCAAAATTTAAAAGTCTTAATATACCTTCTATCTTAAATATTTCCCCTTCATCAAAGTAGTAAGGAAAATCTTCATTCTTCTGTTTTTCTAAGTCCTCAAGAAAGCACTCACATTGCTTTTTTACTTCTTTTGTAGTGATTTCTTTGCCACTCACAACATCTATAGCATATCTTTGAGCTTTTTCAAGTAACATCATTCAGCTCCACCACGCAATACTTTAAGTAGTGGATCTTCTTGCTGTTGTTTTGCTTGTAAATTTATATTTCCAAGCTTAGCTCTACTTTGCGGTGATAAGCTTAATTCATTACAACATCTGAAAAAGTCTTTTGTATATTTATCCTTGGCTGACATTACATTTTTATCAAACATTCTAGTTGTATCTTCGTTTATAAATTTTTCTATTTCTTGCAATCTGTCTATAGCTATAGCTGTTTGAGCTAGAATATATACATCTGGATTTCCTAGTATTTCACTTGCTTTCAACATTTCTACTATTTTCTTAAATATTTTTTTCTGATTACTGTTTAAGTGTTTAGGAGGGATTATTTTATCAGCTGTGCCCCTTAGCTTTTCCTCTGCTTCTATCCTTGCTTGAATCTCGAACTTAGTTTGACTGTATTTATCTATAACTTTTGCACTTTTGCAAGGTCTTGCCATAATCTCACCTCCTAAAAATTCCATTTTACAGTTTTTTTTTGAGCGAAGGTGGTCACGCGGTTCTGAGAAATACAGCAAAAATTTTTAGAACACCCCTTACCTTTTGTTATGATGCCTATTATGACACTCATGACACAAACTCACTAAATTATCTAAACTCAATCTTTTCTCCCACATCTTTTTAATCTCTTGGATGTGGTGCACTACGTCAGCTGATCTTACCCTTCCTTCTTTCAAACACCATTGACACAAGCCTTTGTCTCTAACTAAAGCTAATGTTTTAACCCTTTTCCATTCATCACTTTTATAAAAGACGTGATATTTCTTGTCTCTTTTATATCTGATTTCTTGATCGTACTTCTTTTGATGTTCTTTTCTTTTTTTCTCTATTTCTGCCAAGCACTTGTTGCAATGTTGTTTTTCGTAAGATATTATCGTTCCGCATTTACAAGTTTTTTTTAACATAAGTTTCACCTTATCTTATCTGCTTTTTTGCTCCGCCTTTACCTCTTTTGTAAATATGTGTATGTACTCCCATCAGTTCTTCTATTTCGCTAAACGAAAGTTTTTCTTCTCTTTTTTTGATCAACTTCTTGTATTCTTTATTTTGTTTTTGCTTGATATATTCTCCTATTTTCACATCTCCCGCTCCTTTCTGTAAAAAATAAGCACTTAATAACAGTAAATGTTATTAAGTGCTTCAAGGGGGAAATCAAATTTCAAGAAAAAAAATAAGAGCTAGAAAAGCTCTAAATGAAATAGGGGAGAAAATCTCTATTAATATTATACAATATATACAAGTTTAAAAAGTGTATTTTTCGTGCATTTTTAGTGCAATTCTCCAGGCATTACACAAAGTTCATTATGATCTTTGCGCCAATAAGGCGGAATAATTGGAAGTCTTTGAAAATCAAACCCTTCTAAATTAAGTTCTTTGCAATACTTAGCTGGTATTGGTCGTATCAACTTGCCTTCTTTTAATATACTCCAATCCTGCTCTATCTCTTCAACTATAATTTCTCTTATCCTTCCATATCCCTGGCTTCCTTTTTTCCCTACATAAAATATATTGTTCTTTAATAGTCTTTCTATTTCTTCCTTATCACCTCTTGCGTAAAATATTACTTCTTTGTAACTTTTAAGTATAATTGGCATATGGTAATTTTTGAAATGTCCTGCTCCAATATCTACTCTTTGCTTTTTCCCTTCAATCTTTACTATATCATCATTTTTATCATGCCATTTTTTCGTCCAGCTTGTTACAAATTCTCTATTTTCTCCTATTCCTACACTTGCGCAATATACATCATATTTTTTGTCTAATATCTTAGATAACATTTCATCTATCATTTCTTTCGTTCCAGCTATTTTATTATTATAGAATTCATCTTTTAAAATCTCTTTTGCTTTAGCTGCCGATAATATTGAATCTAAGTAGATATATCCTATTGTTGCTATCGGTGTTGACATTTTGAATGTTATTTTTAGATTTTTAAACACACTTTTCACCTTCTTCTTCTTTCTGTTCGCAATGTTTTTTTTTAAATTCTTCCCAACTTTTGCTGAATTCATGATTAGCAAATGCTTCTTTAAGCCCACTAATTTGTTTTAGTCTGATTACTTCATCTAATTCCATTCCTAATTTTTCGCATATCTCTTCATCTTTCCAACCTTCTTTCGTTAGTTCTATTATTATGTCACTCATGCTTCTTATTTGATGTGTACCTCTCGCGCTATTATGTCTTATTGTACTGCCCATTCTTTCATCTATAGGTTTATCTATTACAACTAGTGGCAAATATCCTTTTAACCTTTTCTTTATATCTTCATATTCTTTTCCTACTCTACTTCTGTGAAACCCATCTACAACCTCATATTTACCGTCAGGTAATCTATACGCTACTATCGGCTGTGTATAACCGTCTAGTTTAATTGATGTATGCAATAGTTGCATTTCGGGACTTGCTACTTTATTTGGATTGTAAGCATTTGCTTGAACTTCTTCTGCTTTTACCCATTTCACTACATCGACGGGTTCTTCGAACGGAGATATGTGTCCTATGTTAATTTTTATAAGATTGATCATTTTTACTTTTTCATCTAAATTTTTAATTTTTTCAATTTCTTTTTTGAGTTCTAATATCAATTCCGCTATTCTAGTGTTCATTTTCCCACTCCTCCGCTATTTTTTTAAGATGTTTGTCGTTTGTGTTTTCTGATTTTATTAAGTTTGCATATTTTTCTTTTAATCTGTATAATGTTTCTATATCTGATTTTGTTTGACCAAAACTAAGTCTTTTCATCCAAAAATCATTTCTTTCTATAGCTCTTGCAATTCTTCTCCAAGAAGCCACCTTTTTGCTACTTTCTAATTTTAAGTCGGCTTCGTCTGGTATGTTTTGTAATAGAATGCCTTCTTTTTCTTCATACCATTTTAGAAAAGTTTTAATTTTTCTGTAATAATGATCTCTCAATTCCGGAGAATATAATCCTATTGTTTCAAGTAAAAAAACAGTGTATTGTTGCCACGTCATTAAATCCGGTTTTTCAGTTTTGATGTTCCCTAAAAGTGATGTTCTGCAATATATGTTTCCAAAATTAACTCCATGCACTCTATTAACAACTCTTTCCCAAGTTTCGGGCTCTAGTGCCCGAAACTGGTCTAATCCATTTCTTTGATCATCACCGTATGGCTGGCATAATCTTTGCTCGTATATCGTGAGACCGTTTTTATACATAAGCTCATAGATTTGATTGAATTTTAAATCTAATTTGCTAACAGCTCCCCAAATATCTTCGGTTCTCCAATCGTATATTGGATAAAAATTGAATACATCTAAGAATTTGTCTTTACCTATTTTTATTTGTGTAGTCCAATTTTTGTTTTTATATTTTACTTTTTTATCAGATACAATTGTTCTAAATCTATTAAGACTTTCATCAGACCTTATCCCTATGCCTGCACCTGTTAAACCGCTATGTTCTTTTTGGTACCATTCGGCAAAATATATAATAAAATCCTCAAATTCCATACCTTCTACAAACCATTCCCACGGACAATTATCTTCATTGATAACATAGTCATATTTTGGCATATCCCTTACCCACTTGTCTTTATCGTTTTTATCCCAGTATATCCACTTAGGCTGTATAATCGAAACTGCATTTCTAAGAGAAATTGGAAGGCAAACCCAATAAAAATTTTTTACTACATCTTCAGTTTCTTTTATTAGTTCTTCTATATGTTCAATTGTTGCTTTATACTGTGCTTCTAAGTCTATATATAAAACATCAAACTTCTTATTCATTTTTCTTGCTACAACGGCAGCTAATTGTAGCATTACAGAGCTGTCTTTACCTCCGCTTATACTAAAATATATATTATCAAATTCATTAAATGCAAACTCTATTCTTTCAAACGCTGCATCTAATACATTTTTTTCCGTATACTTTTTCATTTTTTCACCTCCACCTGTTTTCATTTTATTTAGTTTATATTATGTGAATTTATTTTAACTCAACCTCCTTTTTGACTTTCTCAAGCCCACCATTTTGTTTAATTAACGTTTTTATGCCAACGTTAATTATTTGTCTGTTTATATCACCTTTATTTATTTTCATATTTGTTTTCGCTTCCATGCAAGAATAGTAAAGTTGTATTAACTTTGCTGTTTCGTTGTCTATTCTTGTATTGAATTGTTTTTTCATCTTTTTTCACCTCCACTATTTATTATATCACATTGTTAGCATTGTTATCAATATTTCTCTAAAAAAAAATTATGTAAATGTTTTGATTTCTGGAAATATATGTGTTAATTGGTTATATAGATCCGGATAATATATTTTAATCCACAAAAAGTATCCAAATCTAGCAGCTGTAGGATCACAATACCAAGAAACTCTTATATCTCCAGGATCTTTTACTAATCTATCTTTAAAATAAGCTGGGTGAATTAAATTTTCGAGTGGATAATTAGAAAATATATACGCCCAAACATCTTCTTTTTTCCAATCAGCTAATGGGAAACACTCATATATATCAAATGATTTACAGTAGAAGTATTTCCCATTTTTACAAAGCATAATTCGTCTTTTTTTACTTTCTTCTTTTCTTAACCCGATAAAAGCTAAGTCATTTCCGTTATTTTTTGACCATTTTTTAATTGGCATTCCCATTACTTCATTGAACGCTATATCTTCTGCTGCTCCTATAAATATTCCCTTTTTTCTTTTATACACATCTAATGTATTAACGGGACTTTTTATAACATGTAAATTTATTCCCCATGTCTCTTTTATTTTTTGTATTTGTATATAACTTTCAGGTAGTTCTACTCCGCTATCATGGAACATTACATCTATATTTGGATTTTGTTTATAAACTAAATGCAATAGACATAAACTATCTTTTCCTCCACTAAATGCTACATAAGGTTTTTTATGTTTTTGAAGGATCTTTTGTATTAAGTCTTTCGCTTTTTGTACTCTTTGTTTATGCGTTTTTGTTTCTGAATATGCTATATATGAAGGCTTTAATTTTTCTAATAAACTCATATTTTCTGTTCAACCTCTCTGATCCAATTTCTCATTTCCTCTTTTCTTTGTTCTAAATAATCATAATATATATCAGAATTTGTAAGCGCATCATATTTTATATCTACCTTTCCATGTCCTGCTGCACTTTTCCCACCTATGTATGGCATTTCTTTGAACTTTTCTAATATAGCATTTAAACAAGCTTCTTCTGCCTCTGTTGCATTTTCTAATACTATCTCAGTATATAGTTCTGTTCCAGCACTCAAACATTGCATTTCATATTTCATTTGTATTGGATTTTCGTGTTTTTCCTCTTCTGTAATGTTGTATTCCTTTGATTTTAAATCATCTCTTCTTGTGTAGAATACATCTTCAAGCATATCGTAGAATGATAAATTGCTTTCTATACCTGTATAATCCGCTGTTTCTTGGCATATAGGATATGATATGCCTACCTTCATTTTCCCTTCTGGTATTTGGTCTCCTATGGCTGTTCCAAACAAACTAAGTGGTGGGCACATTTCTCTCATTCTTCTTTTTTCTCCTATTTCGTTGTACCTTGTACCGCTTGTTAATGCTCCTCCAGTAAAAAGCATATAATATAATTTCGCTGATATTCCTTCTTCAGCAATACCTATTCTTTCTAAATAGTCTTTCATTGCTATTCTTCTTAATTCTCCTCTCAATGCATTTCCTGAAAACACAGGCACATCTATCATTTCATCATTATAGAATATCTTCATCGTCCTCATGATCTGCATCGTTCCCATTCTCTCATCTCCAAAATGAGATAAAGGACTTAACAACCTCATTCTTATATTTGTTTTTACATTCTTATTCATTTATAATCGCTCCCTTCTCTGTGAAACCTACTTGTTTATTCAGTTTTTCTTTAAGCTCTTTTTCTTCCTTTTGTCTCTCTTGTTCATGCTCTCTTATTTCTCTTTGTATTTGTCTGTTTAGTCTGACTTCAAGCATTATACCTAAAGTCTCCTCTCTAATCATTTTTAAAACTGCTTTCTTGAATTCCTCTGTTTCATTGATTATGTCATTTATCTCTCTACATTTGAGACTTCTGACATCAATCTTCCTTGCTAACTTTTCCACAAATTTTTCATAGTTGTTTGTTGTCGTTGCAGCAGCCTTAACCTTTGATGTAACTTCATCCCATATTCCTGCAACTCTCCTGCTATCTATTTTATCCCAATCCATACAACTCCAAAGATTTGTTATAGTAGCGATAGCTGCATATCTAGTATTTTCTCTTGTGATTTTTAACATTACTTTTCTCTCCTTTTTTCTTTTTTTTAATTTCTTTTTCTGTCTTTATTTTTGCTTGTATATATTCGTTTCGTTTTTCTGAATTCATCATATATACAAGCAATTCAAATTGTGCTGAACCTCTGTATTGTTTGAATACTTCTTCATATTGCTGAAACTTCTCTAAACCAAATTGCTCTATTGAAATCATCTTGTACTGTCCTGAAAGCAGCTCTTCTTTTGAAAATTGTAGATACGCTTCGTTCAGCATTTCATATATTGTTTTGAGCTTTTCTGCGTCAAATAGATATTCTCTGTCTTCTTCTCTTATGTAAAATCGTTTTGGATTCGAATTAACAATGCATCTGAAACTGTTATGTTTCTTGAAACTTCGCGTAATTCCTACCACAAATTCAGCTTCAATATATTTTTCGAGATTAAACAGATATTCCTCCAAATCATTCTTTTTTAGTAGATATAAATGTTTTGAATCTGCTACAAAACTGTTCTTTCTTAAATCTGCATTCTTCATGCAAAATGTGCAAGCTTTACATATATAATTGCTATCAATTCTTTTCAATTCGCTCCAATTTGTAAAATTCGCAGATAATACATTTTTTTCTTTTACTCCTTCTGTTATTTTTTTTCCACATATTTTACAGTGTCCTTCTATTTGAACTATTTGCAATGCTTCTAAATCAGGTTTATTGAAAGCTTTATAGATTATTTCTGTATTTACCATATTTCACCTCACTTCCAAATAATATTTTTTCTAATTTTTCCAGTGCTCGTTGACCTATCTGTTTTGAACATCTTTCACTTTTGTATATTTCTATTGCAACTTTGTACCATTTGTTGCCTTCAATGAATTTTTTTCTTACAACAGCTGCTTCTTCTTCTGTTAAAGAATTTACGGCGTTGTCTATTCTTTTCTTTAAAGTTTCAAGATGTATTATTTCTGCGTTCATTAGTGCTTTCTTTTCTGCTATGCTAATTGCTTGATCTTCTACTATACTGCTAAATTTATATGTTGCACTTTTATGTTTTGAGTAATCTATTGCACTTACTCCTAGGTTTTCATACTCATCCAGCTCCTTGAGCTTGAACTGGAGGTCTTTTATCCTTGTTTCTATTATGATATATTCTTTAAGAATATCTATAATCTTCATTAATCTTTATTCTAACTCCTTTCTATTTCGCTTTTACTGAAGCTCAATAGGCTTCTTATAGTGTCTATTTCTGTTTTTATAGCTTCTAATTTCTCTTTATGTGCTTTGTAGTGTGCTTCTTTTATGTCTGCGTCTAATTTATATTTTTGCGTGTCTAGTATTGTTTTTGCTTCTATTTCTGCTACTGTAGCTTTTCCAAGTTTTATTTTGTTTTCTAAGAAAGCTTTTGAATATTCAACTTTATTTTTATTGTAGCTGTTTATGTACTCTATGTATTTGCTTAAATATTCTTCATTTGCTGTTGCTAGATTATTTAGTAAATTTAATAATTTTTCTTGCATTTGTGAAGGTGTTACCATTTTTTCACCTCATATTTTCCGCAATTTCCATGCCTTTCAGGACATATTTTATATTCGTCACCTCTACAACCAAGATCTTCAAATATAGCTGGAACGGTTAGTTTTAATAATCTTGTCATTTCATTCGATAGCTTTCTTATTTCCATTTCAGCTCTTACACAATTTCTAAGCTGGCAAAACTCATAAAGAGCTTGATAATTGCCACTTAGAATTAAATCTGTAGTAGATGCAAGTGGTAGGAATTGTTTAGCTACGTCTACCTCTTTTTTATCCCCTTCTTTTTCTTTCCACTTTTTGTATATTCGCATTATTTTTTTGTAATCTTCAACATATTCTTTTTGTTCTTTTTCATCTAAAATATAAGGAATATATGGTTTTGAATCTTCAAAATTGCAATATCTAGTAGATTTTACAGTCAAATTTATGTGTGGATGTCTACTTATCTGTCTTAAAAGGCTTTGGCTTACATCTTTTATTTCAAATACTGCTTGTCCATGTCTTGCGATAGATCTATGATTCATTTTAAAAACATTCTTTACTGCTTTAACACTCTCTTTTGTCTGATATGGCAAACTAACGGCTTTTGCTAAAATTTCTACTCCTGTATAGTTTAGTAATGTTATTTTCATACTCAACAACTCCTTATTTTTTCTTCTTTTTCTTAACTTTCATTTCTTTATATGCAAATCTGCAATTATGTAGATTATATCCGCTATCTGGTACTAGATTTTCTTCAAACACATCATACAAATTGCAGTTGTTGTAATCTAAAGAGCAATTTTTACATTTAATGTGCATGATCTGTTCGCACCAATCTTCAAATTCTTCTCGTTTAAGGTGAGCAACTTGAAGTTCGTTCTCCCATTGACCTCTCAAACGATTAAGCATATATCTATCCATTATTTTTAGTTCAAAATCTCCAAGTCTTTTAAATACCTTTTCAGCTTCTTTCTTTCCAAGTCTTTCTAAAACTGCTTTATAATATTTTGTTAAATATGTTTCAGCAAGTTTTAGATTTTTGTGTTCTTCTTTAGTTATAAAATTTCTTCCACTCCACTCTGTTCTTATTCTAGAGACAGTATCAAGCAAAACTCCAGTTAACATAAAATCGTTCGCTTCTTCTCTATTAAGATAATTTTTCATTTTTCTCCCCCTTTATTTCTTCTAAAAAATCTGTGAATATTTTTTCTATTCTTTGTTCTGAAATTTTGTTATCTCTCATTACTTTTCTTAATTTTTCACACAAGGTGCTAAATATTTCGTATGCTTTTCTTTCTGCATGTTCTTCTTGTGCTTTTGATCTCAAATCTTCATATTGCTCTTGTGTGAGTTTTTTTCTTAATTCTTTGTCTCTCATTCTTCTATATTTTCTATTCAATAAGATCCTCCTCTTTTTGAATTTATTTTGTTTTTTTATTTTCAAATAAAGTTTTAAACCCTAAATTTCTTGCAAAATAACTTCGACACGTGGATTGTCTGAATAAAATTTACTCATCTTTAACTCGACAACTTGACTGTCATCGTCATAAGCAATTTGATTTAAGCTATCTAAAATAGATTTTGCCAAATTATCAAGGTCTGGTTTTTTGGTCGGCCTTTCTTCTCCAGCTTTCATTTTTTCTTTTATTTTTTTACTTTTAGATTTAGGTATCTGAAAATATGCCTTTATTTCACAAAAAATTGCCCCTGTGAGTTTTTTATTTGTGTTTGTGATAATGTAGCATTCCTTGACGAAATTTTCGTAAATAACGGTCTTTTTAGGTGTATATGTAAATCCTTTACCAACTCTTGGTCTGCCTTTTGCTACTGGTTCTCCAGGTATAACTAATTCGACACGCTTAAAACTTCTTTCCATGCTTGTAACCCCTTGATTCATTTTTTTTCATTTTCTCTAGTATTTTTTCTTCTAGATCTATTTTTAGTCCGCCACTTAAATCAAATATCCTAATGCAAATATCTGCTAATTCTTCTTTAAAATTTTCCATATCGCCTTTTCTTAATTCCTCTAACGCTTCTGATACTTCACTTTGTATTAAAGCTAATCTTGTAGCTATAGCATTATTGATCATACTTTCTTTGAATTTTTTATCTATGATGCAATTTTGATATAAAACTTCTATTGCCCTTACGTCTTCCCAAAATCCTTTATTTGCACTATTCATGTGACATTTTTTTATTAACTCCTTCATTTGCTATTTCCTCCTCAAGTGCTTTGATGTATTTTTCTGTTTCTGCTAGTATTTCTCTTAGATCTCTACTTTTGAAATATTCTTCAACTACATAATCTAGATTATCTAAAATTAATTTATCAAACATTTTCACATCTCCTTTATGCGAACGGTGTTTCTTCAAAATCAACCTCTGTAAAACTTTCAAGTTCATTTGTTTTTTTAGATCCTAAAAATTCAACTCTAGTAGCTTTAACTTTTGCAATAGTTCTTTTTTCTCCTGTTGACGTTTCGTATCTGTCTACTCTTAAAGCACCTTGAACACTTACTAAACTGCCTTTTGATAGATAATTTGCACAGTTTTCTGCTTGTTTGTTCCAAACCTCTATATTTATAAAATCAACTTCTCTTTTTCCTTCTTTGCTTGTAAACTCTCTATTTACAGCTATAGAAAAAGTGGCAACTGCTGTTCCTCCTGGGATGTATTTAAGGTCCGGATCTTTTGTTAATCTTCCAACTAAAGCAACATTATTCATTGTCTCAACCTCCTTTATATTTTTTTAATTTTTAATTCCTCTTCGGGTGTATTTTTTAAAATACACTCCTTAAATCCTAACTCGTGTTCAAATATATAGTACCTTTTTGTTTCGTCTATATATTTGAGTCTTTTCACTTCTCTTTGTTTTGTATTTCCTTTTGCTTCTATTGTCATTTTTGTAACTTCATACCATTTACCCTTTTCGAGCTTGTATACCGGTATTTTTTTTAAATCCGGTTTAACTTCCCCGCAATTGTAATAGGCTCTTTTTTCTCTTATTCCTATTTTCCCGGCATATTGGCTGATAGTGCTAATAGGTCTGCCGAGGTCTTTCGCTATTTGCACAGTTCCAAGTTTTTTGTAATTTTTTTTAATATATTCCTTTTCTTTTTCACTTAACCTCACACTTCTCCCACCTTTTTTGATTATCCAGAATTATTCTTTCAAGTTCATCAGCAGTATATCGTGATGTTCTCTGTTCAAAATTATGAAATTTTGTAACTTTATTTGAAATTGGTGCTGCGTAATTGTCCTTTATTGCTTTTATGAGAAAAGCAACTAAGTTTTTATAATTGTTTTTCTTTGCAATTTCATATTTTTCTTTTATAAGCTCTATATCATTTTTTGCTGCTTTTAATATAGAACTTATTTCTTTATCAGTCAGATCTTCTTTTATTATCTCTTTAACTTTTTTTATTTTTAGATCAACAACACTTTCTTTGTTGTTATATAGTTTTAGTTTTTTTTGGTTTTTGTTGTATGTTTTTAGTTCGTGTTCATTTGGTGAACTAGCCTTGTTTAAATTTTGAACTAGCCCTAGTTCATTTATTGAACTAGCCTTGTTTAAATTTTGAACTGGGTTATCTTTTATAATATAGATATTGCTTGCATTTTCTTTTTGCCTATTTATTACCTCTAGTATCCCAACGTCTTTGAGCTGTTTAATTGCTTTTGCTAATGTCGCTCTTGATTTTATGCCTGTATTGATTAGTAATGTTTCATAACTTGGGAAACATTCTTTTTCCTTGTTGGAATACATACAAAGAATTACATAAAGTAACTTTGCATGAGGACTAATGTCTGATTTAAGCACATGATTTTCAACTATTGTATAGTGCCATTCACGTCTTACTTCAATGCTCATAACAGCACCTCATTTTTTTCATTTACAGCCCCCACCTTTCTTTTAATTCACCTTTCATTCCTCAACTATTTCAGCTTCTATCACTTCTTCTTGTTCATATTCAGATAGAAGTTTCATAACTTCTCCTACTTCTTCATATTTAAGTTTTTTAAGATCATAACCATTGTTTTTGCAAAATTCTTCTAGTTTACTAGTATCTTTTATAGCACTGTCATATAAGCCTTTTAATTCTGCTAATTTCACAATTTCTATTTTTTGTTGCTTAGTAGCTCCACCAGGAATTACTTCTTTTTCTGGAAGTTTATCTGGAACGTTTGGCATTTCCGCTTGATCATACAAGCCTTGCAAATCTTCGGGAAATGCTTCCCTTAATGCTTGTACTAATGCTACTTTTCGTATCATTGTTGCAGGCATTGTATTCCACGTAGCTTGTTTTTTTGCGTATTCTTCCATGCTTACCTCTGCCCTAACTGGTATATCTGTGTCTTTTAGATATACTTCTGCCCAGCCACCTATTAGTTGCTCTCCTGGAGCTTTTAAGCTACCTTCTCGATATATTGATTCTCCTTGTCTGTTTAGTATCACTATACCTGCTTTTATTCCGTTGTACCTTGGATTTCTATATGCTCTTTTTGTAAATGTATCTTTACCAACTACAATATTAGCTGGAGAATTACCAAACTTTATTAAGTATGCTTCTCTTAAAAAAGGATTTAGTTTCTGATATTTGCAAATATTTAAAAACATCATTACTTCTTGATCTGTTACTCTTTCGGAATCTCCAGATACTAAATATCTTTTAATAATGTCTGGAGTTAATTCAACTTTTCCGTGTTCGGTTTCATAAATTGCAACTTCCATTTTTTCTTTACCTCCTTTTCCTATTGCGTTATAATTACAATAGATTTTTTATTCTTTCGACTGTAAGTTACTACCTTACAGTGTTTTTCATTGTTAGCTGCATTCTCTAAATATGCAGCTAACTCCCTCACTTTTCCACTAAAAGCTAGTTTTAGATATTTCATATTTCTTAACCCTCCGTCCACAATAAGATTTTTTCCATTTGTCTTACTACTGTTATAATGCATCTGTATAGCGTTGGATCAGGATTTGGATCGTTATATAACCAGTAGTTTAATTCTCTGACTGCCCATTTTAATTCTTCTTTAGCTTCGCTCATATGCTTGTCCATAGTCTACACCTTCCTTTATTTCACCAGTTTCTATCAAGCCGTTTATTGCAGCTTTTATAAGTATATCTATTGCTTTTTTCATTTTTTCTTCGTTTTTGTTGTAAATTCTCGTTATTGTTATATCTACATTTCTCATACACATCCCCCTTATTCACTTGCTGCCTTAGATAAAGCAGGAGATTTAAACTTATTTATAAAATATATTTGTCCTTTACCTGTTACTTTTGGTGCCTTGCTTATACTTATATGCCCATCTGCGTGTGTTATAGTTGTTTCTTTTACTTCAAACATTCCTAATTCCATGCTATAATGTCGCCTTCAGGGATAATTAAAACACTTTGTTTGCCACCTTCTGTAAGGATGTTCCAAGTTAGAACCCCCTTACAATTATCCCCTTACAGCCTTGTGTGGAATTGAATATCCGAGAGCCTTCGCTACATCACACGCTACTGCATAAGGCTTACAGTCAATTTCAACCATTCTTATCTTTCCAAATTCTTCGTTTTGAAAAATTATTAAATCATTCATTTTAACCCTCCATCCTTTGTATGTTTAAGTTTTCTTTGCATAAGCTATATTACCTATTTATACTGTTTCTGTCATACAATCGGTAACTTTGTCTGTAAAAAAAATTTCTTCTGCTGTCTTATTAAATATTGAGCATATTTTTTGCATTTCCGAGGCTGTAAACTCACAATAGCCATTTTCTTTTTTTACATAAGTAGACGCTGACATCCCAATTTTTCTAGCTAAGTCAATTTGTTTATATCTATGCTCAACACGTAAAGCTTTTAATTTATAGTTCGTTTTTTTCTTCATTGTATTTACCTCCTATTAAGTTGCCATTTGGTAACTTTCTCAATTGTAGTATATTTTATTTTTGGTAACATGTCAATAGAATTTTAAAATTTATTTTTCGTTTTTGGTAACTTGTCTTTAATTATTGGTAACCTAAGCTATAATATAGTAAAGGAGGTGTTAATATGGCAACTTTTCAGGAAAGGATGAAGGAATTAAGGAAAGAGAAAAACCTAACATTAGATAAACTAGCTGATATGTCAAATACTACTAAAGCCACTTTATCAAGATATGAAAATGGTCTAAGAGTTCCTAATATAGAATTTATACAAAAATTAGCTAATATCTTTAATGTTTCTGTTGATTATCTGCTTGGAAAATCAGATATAAAAAAACAAGAAGAATTGTCAAATATCGAACCTACTCCAGATTATCCTCACAAAATAACAGCAAGAGATAAAAAACAATACCTTGATTACATAAAAGCAGTTAATGAAGCTTTCTTTATGAATGATGAAGCATCAGAAGAAGATAAAAAAGCTATCCTTGAAACTATGAATGAAATCTTCTGGATGGCTAAAGCAATGAGAAAGAAAAAGAAATAATGGGTGGTGTCTTATGATCAAGAATATCCGTATCAGAGTTAAGCATTTAATACAAAAATACGACACACGCAACCCTGAAAAGTTAGCTCGGGAGATGGGAATAGTCATTTTAAAAAGACCTTTTGAAAAAACTATGGGATTTTTTAAAAAAGCTCTAGGGAAAAAGTTTATTGTCGTTAATTCTAATCTTACATATTCTATGCAACAAGTAGTTATTGCACACGAATTAGCACATGCATTGTTTCATTCTAGCAATTCAAAAATATTTCTTCATGAATATACACTTTTCCCTAGAGGACGTTATGAAATTGAAGCTAATAGATTTGCTGCAGAGCTTCTTATTGATGAAAACGAGATAGATAAACATATTTTTAAAAATATGACTGTTGAGCAAATAGCATTATATTTTGATGTACCTAAAGAATTAGTGGAATATAAGACAAAAAAATAGGGGGATATTTATGTTGAATTTTTTTAGAATATTAACAGGTATTTTTTTTACACTATTTACTTTTTTGATGCTTGGAATTTTTATTATGCCAATAATTGAAAATCCTTTTATAGGTATTTTAATCGTAGGTATTCTTTTATATGTATCTTATAAAATAGGTTTTAAATTAGCGAATAAATTATTTAAATATCAAAAAGAAATAAACAATACTATTGATACTGTATATGAGAAAAACGAAATACAAAAAGATACAGAAATATATACAGAAACAGAAGATTTTACTACAGAACCTGCAATACAAGAGGGGTACATAATTTCTAAAGAAATTAATAGTCCAGTTTATTCGGATAAAGTATATAAAAATTTTGTTGTACTAGATTTTGAAACAACTGGTCTAGATCCTAATACTGATAAAATTATAGAAATTGCTGCACTTAAATACATAGATAGATCTTTAGTTGATGAATTCGTTACTCTTGTAAACCCTGAAATTACAATACCGAAAAAAATAACTAAAATCAATGGAATAACAGATGATATGGTAAATGACAAACCAACGATAAAAGAAGTTTTACCTAGCTTACTCCAGTTCATTGGTGATTTGCCTATAGTAGCCCATAATGCACCTTTTGATGCTAGATTTTTAAAATACGCTGTTTTAAATAACTTTGGTGAAGATTCTATAGAAAATAATTTTATAGACACAGTTAAAATTGCTAGAGAAATATACCCAAACCTAACAAATCATAAGCTAACTACAATAAAAGAGCACCTAAACATTAATCTAAGTAGCCATAGAGCTTACAACGATACATTAGTTACAGCTCAAATATATTTAGACTATTCGAAAAAGAAAATAAATGAATATAATTCTCAAATTCCTATTTTCGACCAAATAGATGAAGATATTTATATGTGTTTTATCACACATAAATCAGGAATGAATGAAAAATTTGGAACAAGCGAAGACTTTTGTAAATTGGAAGAAAAAATTTCTGAGATTTGTAAAAAGAATAACGGTAGACATTACAAGGCGGCTAGTAAAAATGTAAAATTTGCAATTATTTTCAACTATTTAAATAGAACCAAATCTTGTGTTGATACCCTAAGGAATAAAGGTTATAAAGTAACAACATTTGAAGAAGCTATAAAATTCTTTGAATTAGATTACATGTGGGATATTGAATCATTAGTAAATGCAGAAAAAGAGTATAAAGAATTTAGTTATAAAATTGTTGAATGAAAAACTTCTATACTTCAAAACAGATATTTTGGGAGGAGATTAAAGTGAAAACAATGAAAAAAAGATTAATTTTATTACTATGTGGAATTATCCTTGTTGGAATTGTTGGGTGCGAATCTAATAAAAAAGAAATACCTAAATTAATTTTTGATGAAGCTGTAGAAAGTACAATAAATGAATTAAAAGAATATGAATATGTTAAAGATGTCCATATACAAGTTTCAGAAGAAGAGAGTAAAATAGTTCTTACTGCAGTATTGAGTGATTCTACTAATGAAAAAACTGCTAAAGAATTTGCGGATACCTTAATCAGACGTTTTGGCTGGTGGGTCAATTTTTATAATGATGTTTTAGAAAAAGGTCCTAATAAAGACTATTATGGAGAGTTATACGACTATTATGATATTAATATAGGGATAAGTTCTTTAAGTAAAGTAAACGATATTAAATCATGGTACGTTAATAAATTTATACTCAAAGGTAGTCATAAACAAATAGATATATAATTATAAAGAGCAGAAAAACTGCTCTGTTTATTTCCAACTATTACCAAACATATATTCGGAACTAGTAACTTTAAGGAGGTCAGCGTGTATGAATAATGTTGCAGTATATTGTAGAGTTAGTTCAGAAGATCAAGCAGAACGTGGCACTATCGAAAGTCAAATTGAATTTGCTATGAAATATGTTGATCTACATCAATTGAATTTATATAAAATATATAAAGAAGATGGAGTTTCTGGGACTATTCCACTTCATGAAAGACCTGTAGGAATACAACTTATAGAAGATGCTATAAATAAAAAATTTGATACTCTACTTATATATAAGCTCGATAGATTAGGAAGATCTGCTCGTGTTACACTAAATTCTATTTATCAACTTGAACAATTAGGAGTGCAAATCAAAAGTATGACTGAACCATTTGATACAAGTAATCCAAGTGGTAGATTTATGATTACTATGCTAGCAGGAGTTGCCGATCTAGAAAGAGAAACAATACTTGAAAGGATGTGGCATGGGGCTAATAGAGCTGCTAGAGAAGGAAAATGGCTTGGTGGTATAGTTCCGTATGGATATATAGTAGATAGCCAAGGTTATTTAGTTGTAAATGATGAGCGTATCGGAGATTTAGAGATGTCTGAAAAGGAAGTTGTTCAGCTTATATTTGATCTTGTAGGCAATAAAAAATATTCTACAATGAAAGTTGCTGATTATCTTAATTCACTTAAAATACCTACTCATTATCAAAAAGATGACAGGCAAATTTTAAAAGGTAAAAGAAAAGCTAATACAGCTGGAGTATGGCTTCCTAACAACATAGGTAGAATGATTAAAAATACCACTTATAAAGGAGTGCATTATTACGGTAAAAGATCTAAAAAACAAAGAGATGTAATCGAAAGAAAAGTCCCAGCTATAGTATCGGAAGATCTATGGGATAAATGCCAAGAAGTTTTAAAAAACAATCAAATTTTATCTATGAAAAATTCTAAAAGAAATTACTTGTTAAGAGGTCTAATAAGGTGTGAATTATGTAATAGCACCTATCATGGCAGTTTTAGTACTAAACATGAATACTACATTTGCACTGGCAAAACAAAATATAAAGGACCTGGCTATGGCAGATGTAAAGCTAAAAATATACGAAGTGATTTTTTAAATAAAGTTGTGTGGGAAGATGTTGTAAATTTTATAAATAATCCAGGCAAAGTTTTAAATTTTCTTGATACATCTAATAATAATAATAATATATATACATTAAATAACTTAGAAAGTGAAATAGATATAATAAAGAGTAGATTAGACAATATAGAAACAGAAAAAGAATCTATCTTAAATTTGTTTAGAAAAAATATAATAACTTCTTTAGACGTGGAAAAACAATTTGAAAATATAAACAAAGACAAAATACAACTTCAAGAAAGGTTATTAGAGTTAGAAAAGGAAATATTAAATGTTAGATCCAAAAATAAAAACACAGACAAAATAAGAGAATTTTTGTCTGATATGAAGTATAAGCTTGAAACTAACGAAGTTACATTCGAGCTTAAAAGAGAAATAATAGAAACATTAGTAGGTACTATAAAAGTAAATACTATATTTGATGAAAACGGAAAAGCTAAGATAAATATCAAAATAGAATATAATTTTGATTGTACTGTTTAA